TCAATAGCTCCAGCAAAAATACCACCTCCACCAATTTTACCACCTGCTGCAGCTTTACCTTTAATTTCTCCTTGCCATGAAGAAGGTATAGGTCTTCCAGAGAAGTTTCTCATTTGAAGAGATCCTTCTTCTCCTTCAGAAGTGTACTTTATATAGATATCTTTCGAATCGGTCATGTTAAGACCTAATTTGATACCAGTATATTTAGCAACTAAAGGTTTATTGTTATTGAAAATCTTCGAATGTGGAGAATCTTTAGGACCAATCTTTTTAAGTGAGATGCCGATTAAATTGGTGTAGGCAAATTGATCATATATGTAACGATTATAGTCTGTCAAGGTTGGCCAACCTGTTTCTAACACAAATCCTTTTTTGACCATCCAAATGTCGGCAGGATTCCACTTATCGTCTCCACTTATACCACTGTCTTTCTTCATTCTTCTCCATTCACTATAAATTGAATCAACCAATTTACCACCACGATAGAACTTGAAATTTTTACCACTTAATGCACCCGGCACTTCTTGGAAAATAAGGTTTGCAGTTAACACGATACTTCTAAACCAATTCTCATCCAAACCATCAAAACACTTTTTCAATGTTCTGTCACAATCAGCGTCACCGATAGTTTTTTCTGTGACCTGAGAAATATCAATCAAGTCTTTACCCAAAAACTGTCTTGTTGCACAAGCATAGGCTTGCATACTTTCCGCTAGAGCTGTAACTTCTGAACCAGCACCAGATACTTTGACATCAGTATCAATATTGACTTTCGATGGAATTTTCATGAGTACCTAACAAAGAGTTTTATTAGGTATTTATAATACATCATTTACCGTATAATGTCAATCTTTTTATCACCTGTCCAAACTTCTTGTTCAGTTCTCAATCTACCTTCAGTCTTCAAACTCTGATATCGATTCTCAGCCTTTTTCTTCCACCACTCAACGATGTATGATAGATTGTGTTTATCATAATTATCATCTTTGATGATCTCTTGAGTTTTACCTAGAACAATATCTTTATAGTTCTTCACTCCATAATTGCAATAGTAATAACGTTTCTTCTCAGTCAGAGACTTTGCTTTATTAACGATTGCAATAAACCTATCATAATCTTCTTTATGTGGTTTCAATGCACTCTTAGTCATAGAGATTATAGTATTGATAATCTTTAATTTTCTACTTGATGCATCTTCGGGTACAAATGATCCACCATTAATCTTTTCAACATATTCTTTCAGATCATCATAAGGCTTACCGTGCATCATTGGTAGAAAATCAGATTCAGTTATTCCACCAAAACGCAGAAAAGGTTTCATACCATCATATTGAGATACCGTCTTCGATGAACCATAAAGACTGGTAGTTTCAAATAAACACAAATTCATATTATACTTGGCATTCAACTTCTCTCTTACCTCATGTGAACAACAGATTGCCGCAAGTAACTTACCGCCAAGGTAATTGAAACCGAAAGGTTGTGCGGGAACAATTACGAAACCCATAGCGGCCGCCTTGTTGAAAGATTTGGTTGTCTCTGTCTCATTCGTGATCACACAGTCCAGTAGAACATTACGAGGCTTCATCATAATCGTCGGAGAACCAATCCTGATGAATCCCACAAACTTTCCAGTAGTCTTCTCACGAACAGCCAACTTGACATTTCTACCTGGACTTGAAGAGTTGATGTGAGAGGATGTTATATCGAGGTACAGTTGCCATCTATCAGGTTCAAGTTCCACTATTTCAAATTCCATATCCATAGGGGAAACATTGAAGTCGGAAAACAAATCTTCTTCAGGACCGCAACCAGGTAAAGCAATAGGCAATTCAGATAATGCATTGAGTTTTTGATCTCTCATGTATTCATCGATTCTATCAAACTTATCAAAGTAATCATGAAAGACCTCAACACAATGTAAAGCCTGATCTCTGGTCAAGTTCATACTCTAACGCCTTCAAATTTAGAATTGAACTTTCTCTCTCTGTTACCGAAAGTGTTTAATGGTGTATCAGGTATACTTTGACCAGAATCAGACAAGTCTTGTTGTGCAGAAGCCTCAGCATCATAAAGTCTCATCTTAGAACGATCAACACCAATAACAAATTTCTTGTTCATGTTTGGATCACCATAACGATTCTTCAACTGCTTAACCATGATCTGATTCAACTGTTCAAGTTCTTCGGTACTAATCAAAGCAAACATAAAGTCGGCAGTTGCAGGCAAACCAAATGATTCTGAAGTATCTTCAAGACCAACATCGGTGTTACTGAAACCACTACGAGTAGTTTGTGTCGCAGATACAATTGGCACACCAGCCTCAACAGCAAGACCTCTGAGTTCTTCAGCAATAGATTTAATATAAGTGTATGAGTTAACCGAACCACCTTGTTTAATTCTAGATGACGAACAGATATTCAAATAATCAATGAAGATAATTTCTGGTGTGAAATTCTTCTTGAGTTTCAACTCACTCAATAAGGCACGGAAGTGTCCTGCATGTGCTGAAGCGGTTGGGTACTCTTTGATGATTAATTTGCCTTGTGTCTTACTCTTGAGTGCCGAGAATCTTCTTTCATAATCTTCTTTAGGAATTACGTGTAGATCATCCATCGTGACGTTCAACATGTTTGCATCGATACGTTCAGCAATCCTCTCTTCAGCCATTTCCATGGTGATGTAGAGTACATTGTGACCTTGACTGATACAAGATGCAGCAACGTGACACATAAACAGAGACTTACCAACACCTGTTCCAGCCAATGCAATATTCAAAGTCTTTACAGGTAAACCACCTTTGGTGATTTTATTAAAGAAGTCTAGATCAAACTTAATCTTCTTTTCTTTACGATGGTAAAAGTCAAATCGTGTTTCAGAATCATTCAAGTAATCGTGACCAACGTTCTGGTCGAATGATACACCAAGTGCATCAGACAATAGTTTAGGTATCTCACCTTTGGCACGTTTACTGTCCTTGTCATCAAGAATGCCAACAGATTCCATAATTGCATTATAGATGGCTTTGTCTTGACAAAACTTCTCAGTTTGTTCAGTCAGCCAATTGACTTCAGATGGTTCTGATTTTCTATCATCCAACTCTTTCAAAAGTCTGACGGAAGACTTCATTTGTTCTTCCGTCAGGTCTGATGAATCGGTTAGGTTAATGATAAGAGCTTCATGCGTAGGTAAAACTTTGTATTGATTTACAAACCTTTCTACTTCTTTGAATACACACTTCTCAGTATTATCCGAGAAGTATTCACTGTTTAAGAATGGTAAAACTTTACGTGTGTATTCCTCACAATAAATTAAATTCTTCAGTATCGTCGTTTCGAGTCGTATCATGTTTTACCGATTGGTTAATAATAATTTCTGTTAAGATTTCTCCTAACAGTGTAACAAACTCCGTGTCTTTTTGCAACTGTTCTTCGGTATAAATTGTTGATTCCAACACTCTAAATTCAAAGTTAACCGTGGCAAGTTCACCTTGTTCTTGAATCTTCACAACACCGTAGTAGTAAGTTATATCTCGGTATTTACCATTGAGCAGTTTGATACCTGTTAAATCACTATCTTCAATTTTATGAAAATCAAAATCAACGCCTTCAAGCGGCGTCTTCATCTTCTTCCAATTCTTCCAGAACTGGATCTTCTCCCAAAAGGTTCCCATGTGTAATCCCATATTTGTTTTTAACGTAGTCTTTAAATTTCTGATTTGTCAGGATTGGATCCCAAAATTCAGAACAGTTAGTATCAGCCATTCGTTTGTTTGGTCCCAGTTCACCGGTTTCTTGGTCAACTGTTGCATACCATCCGTTCTTTGGCTTCGTGACAAACTTTCCTTCAAGTGCAATGTCCATTAATCCAGAGTATCGTTGAATACCACCATCGAATGTGACCAAGAATGGAAACTTGGATTTTTCACGAACGAATCTAGACTTCTCGATATTGATGGTGAAGTTGTAACCAACCAAATCAGTACCGTCTTTCTCTTGTGCTTTACCAATAATGAATACTTGGTTAGCTGAGTACATGCCGCCAGTGCCGCCAGACATAACTGCCTTCGAAAACATTTCCATTGTTTGATAGGTATGATTAACCGCAATACAAGGAATATCTTTAGTGGTCAAATGTGGAGTAACAATACGCCAGAGAGATTTCATCACCCGAGCTCGTGTCATATCAGCAACAGATTTTTCATCAAGTGCATCTTCAACTTCTTTCTTTGATGCCAAGTTGCCAACCGAATCGATGAAAATTATCACTTTGTCGCCACGTTCGATTTCAGATAAACGTTTTGAAATATCAAACTTTAGTTGTTCAAGGTGTTCGATGGGAAGGTGTAACACACGACTGGTATCAATACCATTAGTCTGAATGTAATCTGGTGTGATACCAAATTCAGAATCGTAAAACAAACATACCGCATCGGGATATTTGTCCATATATGCCTTGACCATTACTAGACCAAGTAAGGACTTAAAGTGTCTTGATGGACCGGCAAGAAATGTCAATCCGGAGATTAGACCACCATCAATATCAGCAGACAAGGCCAAGTTGATAATGGG